GCCACCGCCGTGTAGCTCAGGAAGCCCTTCGGCTTGTTGATGCCGTCGCCGCGGATGAAGGCGTCACCCTCCTGCTCGGCAAAAACGATGTCCACCTCGCCGGCAATCCACGCCTCGATGTCGACGGCCGCATCATCCAACAGCGCCTGCGTCGCCGCCGGCATGGCGTAAAGCTCCATGGTCGGGAAAGAGAGTTCGGCAAGCTGCGGCGTCGCCGTCTGCGGCCGCGCCGCCGTTTCCGCCACCCAGCCGGTGGAGAGTCCGGCGGTGGCAAACGGCTTCTTCAGGACGGAAGTTGATACTGTCCGCACGGTGGAAAGCGCCCGCATGGGCGAGACGACCGAAATCCGCCGGCCGATCTCGTTGTCCGTCTCAGGTGGCACCAGGTAGCCGCCATCAGCACCGGCGGTCGCGGAGAAAGCCTTCGCCTCCAGCTCGCGCAGCCCCGCCTCGTCGCCGCGGCGTACATAGGCGTCGAAGGCGGCCTTGTGCTCCTCGGCCTCCGGCGAAAGTTCACGGCTCTGAGAAGAACCGAGCGCCGGCCGCGCCTTCTTCAGAAGCATCTGGTCGAGCACCTTCTTCTGCTCGTCCATCGCCCGGTTGATGCGGTCCATCTTGTCGCGCGTCACGACGTCGGCGACAAGCTTCTGCTCGATCTCGCCGAGCCGCCTGTCGTTGACGTCCTTGAAGGCTTCGAAGGCCTCCATGAACTCGTCGAAAGCCGCCGTCACCGTCTCCGGTACCCCCTTGACTTCCGGGGCCTTCACCTCGGGCGCCGTCTTTGCCATGTCCGTCATGTCGCTTTTCCTTTGAAGCTGGGTTTCAACATCATCTTCGCCGCCCGCCGCATCTGGCGGACAAGCTCGGTTTCCCGGTCGCGGAAGAACCGCGCATGCTTGACGTCGGAGACGCGGGCCGAGGGCAGCATGGGGAAGGTCACCACCGAGATCTCCCAGAGGTCCGCCTCCAGGATGCGCCGCACCCCGCTCTTCGGGTCGGAGCGCGCCTTCACCGTCCGGAAGCCGATCGACAGCCCGTCGAGCGCCCCGGATTTCATCAACGAGAACACCTCAGCCGCGCGTCCTACGCCCGGCGCCAGCCTTCCCTCGACATAGAGTCCGCGCGCATCCTCCCGGATCACCGTCCAGGCGCCGATCGGTTCTGCCGGATCATGCTGGTAGAGCATGCGCACGCCGCGCGCGCCGCGCTCGACGAGAGAATTGGCAAAGGCCCCGCGCTCGATCCGGTCCTTGCCGAGATCGACCTCGCCGAACACCGAGGCATAGCCCGAGAACGTCCCGTCGCCGGAAACACCCGCCAGCTCCAGGTTGGCGAACTTCCGCGCACTCGGGCGCAGTATCGGGCGCTTGGGTGCACCCATGGCGGTGCGAGGCCCGCGGTCAGCGTGCATGAAAGTCTCCTGCGATCTTGCTTGTCTGTTCGAGAGCCGGCGGAGGATCAGCCCGCCCGCTTGCCCCATCGCTCCGCCACGCGCACCAGCGCGCCAAGCACCCACCAGGCGAGCAGGCTTGCCGCCGCCGAGCCGGTAAGTGAAATTTCCAGCCCGGTCAGCTCGTCCGCGATCCCCATCCTGTCGGAGAGCCACAGCCCGGCCGGTTTGCCGAAGATCAGCCCGCAGCAGAGCCCGGTAAAGAAGCGGCTCGCCGCCTCGCGCCGGCTCTTCGGCAACAGGTAGATGAGCGAAACACCCGCACCTGCCGCCGCCCCGGCCGCCTTCGCCGCCAGGACGCCAGCCTCGTTGCCAAGGTCAGCCATTGTTAATCTTCCTTGATTAGGATGAACGCATGGAGCAGCGTCCGGCGCTCACCGGCCCGCCGGCCCGGCATCCGATTGCCGATTCATTTGAATCGGTTGCGACGGTCTGTTCGCGAAGCGGTTCCTGTCCTTCACAGATAGGATGAACGAGCTCTCAAGCCGTTTGAGCTTTGCCCGACGATATTCGAAGGATCGGCAAGACTTGCGTGTCAGGCTTGCCGGTCGTCGCCGCCTGCGCGAGAGCCTGCTATCGTCCTCTCCGCCCGAAAAGGCGCATCAGCCCAGGAGACGTGGGATGTCGATCATGTGGTTCATACTGTTTGCCGGGATCCTGCTCATCCACAACGCGGAAGAATGGATCTTTGTCGATCGGCTTACGCTCGCCAGTCCCGGTCGCCGCATCCGCCTGCCCGTCACCCGCTTTCGCGTCGCGCTTGTCCTCGTCACGCTTGCCGGGATGGCGCTCGTGCCACTCAAGACCTCCGGACTGGAACAGGCAGACCGGCTGCTTGCAGGCGCGGCCGCCGTGATGATGTTCAACGCGGTTTTCCCACACCTGTTTCTCACGCTCGCTTTGCGCCGCTATACCGCAGGCGTCGTTACCGCCACCCTGCTGATGCTGCCTGGCTGTTTCGCCATCATCGCCGCAGCGCACGAAGCCGGTTTGCACCCGCTTGAGATTGGCACCGGCGCCCTGTTGGTCGGTCTCACCGTGCTGCTCCTCCTCGTCCTGTTGATCGGTCCGCGCCTGTGGCCGGAGGGTCCTCCGGCCAAAGGGTGAAGAACGCGCACCACGCCCCTTCCCCGGTCCCCGCAATCGCCCTCAATAGCCCACCGCCTGCCGCTTCTCCTCCTCCGTCAGGAACTCCGCCGCCCCCACCCTTGCCCAGACCGCATCGCGTTCGGCCGAAAGCCCGGCGATGCGGTCGAGGTCGGGCTCCAGCCGCAGCGCCTCGCCATAGGTCTCCGACAACCAGGCGGAAAAGCTCGCCGCCGTCCGCGTCAGGAGCGGCACCACCGTCAGCCGGTAGAAAGCGCGGTTGGCTTCCTGGTAGTTCGCATAGGTATTGTCGCCCGGAATGCCCATCAGCATCGGCGGCACGCCGAGCGACAGCGCGATGTCGCGGGCGGCGGCGTTCTTCGCTTCGATGAAGTCCATGTCCTTTGGCGACAGCCCCATCGACTTCCAGTCGAGCCCGCCTTTGAGCAGCAGCGGCCGTCCGGCATTCACCGCGCCGGCATAGCCGCTTTCCAGCTCCGCCTTCAGCCGCTCGTACTGGTCGGCGGACAGATTGCCACCCTCTTTCGGCTGGTAGACCAGCGCGCCGGAAGGCCGGGCGGAATTGTCGAGCAGCGCCTTGTTCCATTCGCCCGCGGCATTGTGCAGGTCGAGTGCCGCGCCGGCGGCCGCCAGCGGCGGGAAGCCCAGATGGTCGTCGAGCGGATGGAAGAGCTTCAGATGCAGGAGCGAAATCCCCTTGCCGGCCTCCGCCGGCAGCCGCCGCGTCACATTGCCCGCCCGGTAGTCATAGGCGGTGATCCAGCCGTCGCGGCCCTCCACCACGCTCACCCGGTCCGGCCGCAGCAGGTGTAGCTCCCGCAGAGCGCCGCCCAGCACCAGCGGTTCCACATAGGCATTTCCGGAGAGCATCAGGTGGCCGTAGAGTACCTCGAAGAAGTCCGGCCCACTCTGCCGCGCATTCGGCTGGGCGAGAAGCGTCAGCCCCGGATGCTGGCTCACCTCCCCCTCGCCCTCGTAGGCAAGCCACGGCACCGAGGCCGTCGCCTCGGCCACCAGCCGCACGGCCCGGTGCGCCACCGGGTTCTTCATGAAGCCTGCCCGCGCCAGCCCGCCATAGGAGCGGCCGGACCAGTGGGCCATCCCCTCGCCCGCCAAGATGGCAAACCCACCCGCCGCCTTGGCCTCCACGCTCGGAGCGCCGGCCACGCGTTGGCGCCCGTCCGCGGTCGCCCACGGCAGCTTCACTGGAAACCTCATCTTTTTCCACCTTGTTATCGAAAGAAACGCCGCGCGTTAATCCACCGATGCCACGCGCACGGGCACGTCGCTCGCCTGGTCCCGCAGCACATTCACAAGTCGGCGCTTTTCGCGCCGCGAGCGGATTTGTCTGGCCATCGGCTGCTCCGACTTTAGCAACCTCTTTCCGTTGTGAGCATGCACAATGAAAACCCGCTCCGCGGCAACCATCTGATCATGCCAGGTATAGGTGCCAATGGCGGTAATGCCGAGCTCCTGCAGCTCATCGAT